AGTTCCTCTCATCTGAATCTGCTAGTCCCTCATGCCCGCTTTTTCTGGAGTGTGCCGCTATGTCTCGACTCTGTGCCATCTGTACGCATCCCGAACTGGATGCCATTCGCCATGACTATGCGACGCATATCCCCAATCGACGCATAGCGACGCAGTACACGCTGTCGGAAAGCGGCATCAGACGGCATTTCGCCACACATGAAGCGGTGCCCATTCGACGCGAGTCACTCCCTGCGAATATACGCGCTACCAAACGACGCACCCCAGACCCACGTCAACAAGGTGCACATATCGCCGTCGCCGACTTGCCGGCAACACAAGCGGTATTTCTGGAAGGATTCATTGAGAAGGCGAACGAGACCGAAGCCTGTACTATCGCTGGCATTAGTAAACCCACAGTCCGCTATTGGGAAGAGCATGACCCCACCTTCTCGCTGCGCTACCAACAAGCCAAGAGCGCGGTCGACGATCGGGTTCGTGCGGAGATATGGCGACGTGCTGTAACCGGATTTAAGCGCATCGTCGTTACCCCGCGAGGCGAGAAGGTCGAAATTACGGAATTTAGCGACCGGATGTTAGAGCTGCTCGCCAAGGCACGGATGGCCGAGTTCCGCACACAGACCAAAGTTGACATCACGGCACAGACCCAGACGGTGTATATCTATGAGCAACTCCTTGCGTCCATCCACAACCCGGTCATCGGGTCCGCCATCCACGACGCCCTGGCCGATCCTCGAACGAGCTTGGGGCAGTCCAGCGGGACTCGCGTGGATAGCGAGTAACGGCTCATGGGTGCTGGCCCCGCACTTGCGCGTCATTGCCGAGAAATTGCTCGCCGTTGCGCGGGGGGATATTCGTCGATTGTTGATATCGTGCCCACCGCGTCATGGCAAGAGCCTGCTCACGAGTCAATATTTCCCCGCGTGGTATCTGGGGACCCATCCCGACCATCGGGTGATTCTGACTTCGTATCAATCCGACTTTGCCGCAACTTGGGGACGCAAGGTGCGCGACATTCTCGCTGAGCATGGACCTGCGTTGTATGGCATTACCGTCAGTGCCGATAGCGCCGCTGCCGATCGCTGGGATATTGACCAGCATCTCGGGGGTATGGTGACGGCAGGCGTCGGTGCTGCTATCACGGGACGTGGGGCCAATTGCCTGTTACTAGATGACCCGCTGAAAAACGCCGCCGAGGCAGGGTCGCAGACCATCCGTGACCATCTGTGGGATTGGTACACCTCAACAGCGTATACCCGCCTTGAACCGGATGGCGCGGTCGTCGTCATTGCGACCCGTTGGCATGAGGATGACCTGACGGGACGACTGCTGAAAGCGGAAGCCGATGGCATCGGGGAACATTGGGAACAGGTGATTCTGCCCGCCATTGCCGATACCGATGAGTCATTGCCACTACCTAATTACACCTATCACCGCAACGTCGGCGAGGCCCTGTGGCCCGAGCGGTACGGTGTTGATGACTTTACCCGTATTCGTGCCAACGTCGGTGAGCGGGTCTGGTCCTCGCTCTACCAACAGCGTCCCACCCCGGATGCTGGCCTCATCTGGCGGCGGCCTTGGTTCGACCATCGTTATAGCGAAACGCCGACGATACTGCAAACGATCCAGTCGGTTGATTCGGCGTTTAAGACTGGCGTGGCGAATGACTATTCCGTGATTGCGACGTGGGGACGCACCGCCACCGATTACTATCTGCTGGACCTCTGGCGGGCACGGGTTGAATTTCCTGACCTCAAACGGGCCATCGTCGACCAGTCGGAGAAATGGCGCCCGTCGGCGATTCTGATTGAGGACGCAGCGAGTGGACAGAGCGCCATCCAAGAATTGAAGCGCGGCACCCGTCTACCGATTATCCCTGTACCCGTCAAGGCGAGTAAACAGACCCGCGCCGCGGTGGTCAGTCCCTTAGCTGAGAGTGGCAAGGTCTGGCTGCCGACCACTGCACCATGGGTCGCCGCGTGGATTGAAGAACACATCGCGTTCCCTAATGGGGAGCACGACGACGTAGTTGATACCACGAGCATGGCCCTTGCCTATCTCGCCCATGGTCGGTCCCATGCGAGTTCCCTATTGACCCATCTGGACGCACGTCTCTCAGGAAAAGAGTAACTCATGTCAAAGCACCGTCGTCGCAATAAACAAGAAAACCTAAACCGTGCGACGACACCCAAAGACTGGGTAGCACGCGGAACGCCGATCCCACCCGAGATGCTTGAGCAGTATAAGCAGCAGCAGACGCCCCAGAGTCGGCGTGGCCCAGGGCAGGTCTCGGACAAAATCATGTCCGAGATGGAGACGAATCAGTCGGCCTCGGCAGATGGCGATATCAACGTCTACACCCCAGGTGCGCCGCTGCGACCTTTTGGCGGCATTGCCGTTCCTGCTGGTCCCCGTCAGTACGACTTTCCCTCCGGCTACAATATTGCGGCGTTACCGCGTAATAGCGAGATTACCTCGTTCGGGCAGCTGCGGAGTTTGGCGGCACTCTATGAGGGTATCCAGTTGTGTGAGACGGTCTGGTTTGATGTCGTCTCGCGTCTTGAGCCAAAGGTGACGATGAAGCCAGGTATCTTGTCGGATGGCGAATCGGAAGAGGACCCGAAATGGCAGAAAATTATCCAGCCTGCACATGCCTTTCTGCAAATGATTGATGGGCAGAATCCGCTGGCTGACTGGATGACGGCATCAGTACGCGATATCCTCGAACTGGGGCAATCGGCGCTGTGGCTGCGGCAAGACCGCACCGGCATGATTACCGGCGTAGACGTGATTGACGCCGCCACGATTAAGCCGCTGTTAGATACCCGAGGCCGTATGCCCCGCCCACCGTATCCCGCCTACGAGCAATTCATCAAAGGCGTCCCTGCTGGGCTGTACACCTCAGATCGCATGTTGATGATTCGGGAATCCATGCGGACCGAGAGTATCTATTCCACCAGCCGCGTTGAGCGTATCATCCTGCGTATCAATCAGGCGTTACGCAAAGAGAATCTTGATTTGACCCGCTATACCGACGGCTCTATTCCCGAAGGTATCCTGTTTCCTGATGCGAACTCCAACTGGACGCCAGAGGAATGTGAAGCCTATGAACGCAGCTGGAACGGGCTGCTTTCGGGTAATGACCGCCTCAAGGTCCGCATGCGGATTGCCCCGCCCGGTGCCCCCGATAAGTTTATTAGCACGCGCCCTTCTGACCCGCAGATGGATTTTGACCGCTATCTGCTGAATCTCACCGTGGCCGCCTTTGGCCTCACGATGGATGAGATTGCGCTGACCGAGACAAGTAATCGCAGCGTCGGACAGACGCAGCAGGCCGTCATCTATCGGCGCGTTGTTCAGCCGATTGCGCACCGCTATGGCGACCTCTTTACGCGCGTCATCCAGAGCAAGTTCGACCCGCGCTTAATCGTCACATGGGGCGGCGTCGAGGAAGCGGAGGACCTGCGCACGAAAGCCGAAACGCTCAAGATCGGCGTCGACGCCGGCGCGTTGTCCGTGTCACGCATGGCAAAGATCATGGGCTGGCCTGTGGAGACGCAGGTGCCGCCATTCATCCAGGTCCAGGGTGGTGCCGACAATATTGTGCTGGTGAGCGACATTGCCGATCAGAAAGTCGCCAAAGAAATGCAAGCCGTCAAGCTGGAACAGGCCAAGACCACCTTGCAGATTACGAAAGACCAAGTGCAGGAGTTGGATGCCCAGGTCAAGCAAAGCCAGGAACAGGCCGCCGAGCCAGCATGGGAATCGGCATTGGGATCAGGGACGCCGCCGAGTAGCGGGAATACGGATGCCGAAACGCCGCCTGCGGACCAAAGCGCTACAGGCAAAAGTGGAGATGAGACACCGCCAGCGGACACAAAGACCGATGAGACGCAACAGACACCAAAGGAGAAAGCCGACGCGCTGATTGCCGACGCTCAAAAGCGGGTACAAGTGCCGGACCTCTTGCGTGCCGGAAATGCACCTGCGCCAAGCCTCCACCCACGTGGACCGGACGGACGCTGGATCGGTACGGGGGGCAAGGATATCTCGCAAGTGAGCGGCATGAAAGCCGCGATTGCCCTTGATGCGCACATGCAAAAGAACGTGGCACAATATGATAAGCGCAACGGCGACGGTGCCCATGCTAAGCAACAAGCTACACTGGAGGCACGGTCGTTACGTGGTTCGCAGTCACTCTCTGCGGCAGATCGGAAAACCCTGTCGGACCATGTGAACACGCTGAAACGTGACCAAGTTGCCATCGCTCGGAAGATCGCAAATCTACCCAAGAATTCGCCTGCATACACAACGGCACGCAATGAACTGATGGCTCGCATTACCGCAGAAACGGTAGTGCTGCAACATTTGAATCGACAGATAGGCGTCTCACCCTATCAGCAGAGTCGTGTTACCCAGCCCGACGTTACCCGTGCTGTCGTCCCGCTAACCATTTGCTTGGGTCTGTTGCAAGATGGCGGTGCCGCGTTCCTGCCCTTGCTCACGATAGCTCAGCCCGACGCCGAGACCGTTGAGCGCTATCTCACCAGTTATGCCCACTCCCACTATCCCTATGCGGCCACTGTCACGGGGTATGATACCGACGGGGCATTGCTGGTGAGTAACGATATCGGCGGGATGGCGAGTAAGCTTGTCACGGACCTGGCACGTTTGGGGATGTCGACGGCGTATGCGACGACCCCGTATCGACTCTCGGTACAGGTCCCTGATCAGACGACGTTGTACTTCCCGAGTATTGAATGGCGACAGGGTGACGAGGTATGCAGCGTGCCATTTGGGCAGCCGTTACCTGACACGGATATGCTTGTCGAACTACGGACCTTGAAGGCGGACGTGGTGCGGGCAATAGCGGCGAGGTACCCATAAGATGGAACAGTTAGCAGAACGATTACAAGCGGTCCGGCTAGCGTGGTTGACCCGTGACTTTAGCGGTATTGCCTATGATACAAGTAAACATCCCCGCGATAGTCATGGCCGGTATATCGGCGGCGATCATGGGATGCAGTCAATCGCTCACCGCCATGAAGTGGCGAACCTGAAAACGTGGCTGGCTGAGCAGAAAGCGTTCGCCAAGACACTGCCAACCGTTGCTGCACAACGAGCACATCTGAAAGGGTTGACGTATCAAGATGCGAAGGGGCAGCGAGCGATAACGGCTCATATCAAACAACTGCTTGCCACTGCGGATACCCATGCGGGTCAACTCACGAAGTCCGATGTCACCAAATTGGCGGCAACAGTGTATGCGTTGCAACATTATCACGTTGATCCCGAGATGCAGCAGCATTTCCTCAGCACCATCAAAACGTACAACGCCGCTCAGACCGATCCAGTGACCAAAGTAGCCACAAATGATGCTGGACTCTTTCAATCTTTTAACGCCGTATCGTCTGCAGACGCTCAATTTATCACGAGTCATGCGTTATTTCTCGCTCCAAAAGGAAGCCAATGGCTTGACCAAGGGCCACGCTACGTTTTACGGTTGGCCGTCGCAGATAAAAAGGTGGTCAAGGGTATTCTCGGTCGTCAATTCACGAACGATGATGTCCAAAAACTGTTCCCCGGTACGCAGATTGTTGGGCAATTGGTTCGGGTGTCAACCTCCCGCACCCCTAAACAGCTTCCGACACTTGAAGTCAAATTAGGGGCAAAACCTGGGGATGCCTACGTCTTGAAATTCAGTATTACGCGAGAGGGAAACGCAGTAACCGCTTACATTGACTGGGCAACAAATACACTAGAGAGTCCTGCATATGCGGGCAGGGTTATTATTCGCGCCATGCAGCATTTTCAATCAATGGGTGTTACTCGCATCAATGCGCTTGCTTTTGGCGAATACGATCAATTCGGGACAATGAATGGATACTATACGTGGCCCCGGCTCGGCTTTGATGGACCAATACCTATTGACACACGCTCTGAAGCACGAGCGCGATTTCCCGGGGTAAAAAGCGTCGGGGACATCATGACAAAGCCCGGTGGGGCGGCATGGTGGAAACAAAACGGCTCAGAATTTCATGCCACGTTTGACTTTACGCCGGGGAGCTATTCCATGCAGGTATTTGACCGTCTCTCGCAAGCAATTGTCAATCGGGTCCATCTGGCACAATTACGGCGGCGACTGCTGGTGTTGCAGGAGGTGGGCTGATGTATCCAAATATCGACTGGACCGACGAGATGGAGGCCGCCGCCGATGCCGCATGGGCACCCCTCATAGAAGATGGCGAGACGACGCGGACAAAGGGTGTTGAGCCTACCGCGACCCCGCCAACCCTGACCTCTACCCATGCAGCACTGAGTACCCGTATCGCCGCATTGGAGCGTGCCGACCCACGACCCGCACTGGTCTCGGGATGGTATGTGGCGCATGTAGCGATACCGCGCTATCTGATCTGGCGTTTGTACCTGCGCTCCCGTATCCCGACTGCCGACAGTCTTACACGGATGGCGCACTTGTTACGGGGTCATGCTTACTGGCGACTCGCGGTCATTTGCCATGAGCGTGGCTATCCCTTGCCCGTGAAACCCGGCGTGGCTGTCCCGCATTACGCACTAGCGAAACCAATGCAACCCTTGACCCGTGCCGCTTATGACGATATTCCCGACGACCTGCCGGTTGAGTTCTGGGACACCTATGGCGCAGGCAATACGGCAACGCCGACCGATGCCCAGGACGCCATGACACGACAGATGCGCGACGCCCTCAGTGCCCAAGCGCTAGCCGACGTGACGGAATCGCTGGCCTTTGACGATTGGCTGAACGGCGTCCTCTCCGACGTAAGCGTGCTGCAACTGCTCGAAACCTACTGGAACGGGCAGACGGTCCAGCAGGCAGGAACCGATTTAGCTCGGCGGATGTCGCTAGATGGCGCATTCAATTTGCGCGATAAGCCCATGGAGAACTTCCTGATGAATCAGGCCGGGGCGTTCGTGACCAAGATTAACGAACGGACCCGCCAAGATTTAGCCGACGAGTTGTGGGCGCTATTTACGCTCAATGACCTCTCGGTGTCCAGCATTGCCCCGGCCCTGCGACAGTTGATGAACTCGTATGGCAACGATTTAGCAGGGATGAGTGCCCGACGCGCCCATCTCATTACCGTCACCGAGGTAGCCCGTGCCGAGTCATTCGGGAACTTTGTCGGCATGTTGCGGCTTGGTGTCCAGCAGAAGGAATGGCTGACGACGACGGGGGCGTGTATCATCTGCCAAGGCAACGAGAGCCAGGGACCGATTCCCATTCGGGACCAGTTTGTGAGCGGCGATTTGGCGAGTCCAGCCCATCCTCGCTGCCGCTGTACCATCATTCCCGTTGTACAAGATTCGTTTGACCCGAAACAGTGGTCGAACCGCCCCGATGACGAGGCGCTGGACAATCTGTTCAATGACCCCAGTTTTGCCCTGTTCCCGCGGAACGTCGTAGACCTCAACGCTCCCGAGGCGGGTCTCGTCCCTCCAGCACCGCGTCTATTGAACTTTGATGACCTGCCTGCCGCACTCCGCAACGTGCTCAAGCCCGACGTGATCGACGGGCTACAGGAACGCTTGGGGACCTTGACGCAGACGTTAGCCGATACGGTCATGCAGGATACGCAAGCGAAAAGCAATGCTGACTTCGCGGACTTCCTGAATCGTTTTGCCGCGCTACAACAAAGCGCTAAGGAACACTTGTCGGCGTCGGCTCCAGTATCCACATCAGACGCAACCGGGACACCACCGAGTACCGATACGGGTGTCTTTACCCTTGACGAGATATTGGCCCAGCAAACGTCGGCGACGGCGTCGGAGATGACTGATATTGAACGCAACGCTGTACAGAAGCTCAAAGATGCCCTTGCCGCACTCAACAATCCCGAACCACCACCCGAAGCCTAAACCACGAATGGACACGTTTTATGAATGAGATGGAACGCGCCATTGCGGCAGCAGTTTCTCGGGTATTGGCACGGAGCACGCCGCTATTTGATGCACACCATCACTTCGCTGGCAGTGCCCCAGGTGGCCTGACAACAACTCCGCTTGCCAAGGTGAAATCAGTAAAGTCGGCGAGTGCTACCGCCAAGGTCGCCAAACCGAGTGCTGGCAAGAAGGCGGGTACATCGAAAGCGGGATCACCAGATAAAGTCCAGCATATTGCTATCGGGAAGATCACCCCGAACCCCGACCAGCCCCGCAAATATTTTGACCCGATGGCGTTACAGGAACTTGCTGCCAGTATCAAGGCGAATGGTCTCTTGCAGCCGATTACCGTGCGTCCCCATGAGGGCGGTTTTCAGATTGTTGCAGGAGAGCGACGGTGGCGGGCCTCACAACTGAATGGTGCCACGACCGTTCCTGCCTTGGTCAAGAATCTGACCGATCAACAGGTCAAGGAACTCTCCCTGATTGAGAACCTGAGCCGCGCCGATATGACCCCTTCCGAGACCGCCAAGGCATTTCAAGGGCTGTTGGATGGCGGCATGGCAGTCAAGGATGTCGCACGAGTCACGGGCAAAAGTGATGCCATCATTCGGGACCATCTGGCGCTGCTGAACATTGAGCCACACCTGCAAAAGCTGGTGGATACGGGGCGGTTATCAATGGGGTTGGTTGGCCCGCTCTCCAAACTCTCGCCCCAAGGTCGTGAGGACGCCGCGAGTCGTATTCTATCCCAAGACCTGGCCGTCAAGAGTGCTAAACGCTTGATTCAATCAGTGTTGAACAAAGAAAGTCAGGTCGGGATGTTCGCCGATACGCCCGTTCTCTCGGAAAAGACGATGGCAGCCAAGTCCGTCTATCAATCGGCTATTCAGCAGGTGACGGATGCCTTGGCGAAACTCGACGAAGAGACGATGACCGCGATGGTCCCTGGGATTGAATCACCGACAATGGAAACCCAACGGTTAGGTCTCATGATTAAGCAATTGCAGCGCATGCAGAATGCTCTGGATGCCCAGCGACATATGCAAGAGACCATGATGGCTCCGAAATCGGTCACAGATACCGCACACCTTGCGCCGAGGACACAGATCACGTTTCTGGCAGCACGAGCGGTACGGTTGCGGGAACGCTTAGAGCGTCGCGTCGCATAAGCCTGGAGTACCCTATGCTTGACATACAGCAGATAGCCGCACAACTACAGACGGTCCGTTTCGGTTTGCTGAATCGGGACTTTATTGATATCGTCTATGACCCGGGCAAGCACCCAAGGGATAGTCACGGTCGGTATATCGGTGGCGATCATGCAGCGAAATCAGTGGCCCGTCAGTACGAAGCAGCACATCTG